GCTAAATTACAACCAGGTATCTATGAAGGGACCTGTTTCAGAATCGTAGATCTTGGAACAAGAGAAAAAGAGTTCAAGGGCCAAGTCAGTAAGAAAAAAGAAATACGCTTGGACTTTGAAATAACCAAGGCCGTAGATCCAGATAACAATGAAATTGTGATGCAGGATGACAGGCCTTTCGGTGTGAGCAAAACTTACACCGCATCTTTATATGAGGCAGCAAACCTTAGAAAAGATCTGGAGAACTGGAGAGACAAGACTTTCACCGAGGAAGAACTTGCAGGTTTTGATGTAGGTGTTCTGGTCGGCATGACTGCCAGAATAGGTGTAGGACATACCGCACCAAACCCGGAGAGAGGTTTTGCTGGCGGCAATGCCAAGATCCTCAAACTATCAAGACCAGACGGTGGCGTGCAAAAAGTTGCCACAGTCAATCCGCAAGTAACTTTTGACCTTAGCGTTTACTGCGATGAGTTTAATGGCAACAGCAACGATGCAACCAAAGCCATGTGTGATATTTTTGATGCCTTACCAGACTTCGTGCAAAAGGACATAGAAAATAGTTTTGAATATCTAGCAGCGGTTGAAGATGGTGACAGAGAAGAACCGCAAAAAGCATCCGAGCCTGGCCTAGCAGATTTAGCTAAACCAGATGAAGATGCGAGTGACGATATTTCTGACAGAATACCGTTTTAGTTTGACGCCGTAAGTGGTTGGAATTTTCTCCATAGATTCTCACAACAACCACTTACATTGCAGGGCAGAGGTTATTGGTTTGACCTTTACATGTGTCTTTGAAGTGCAGACATTGCCAAGAGCACTTCACTTTTAACCAGGAGCCAACATGGACAAAACACAAGACCCAATCAATCCAGAACATTATAAGCAAGGCGATGTCGAGTGCATTGATGCGATCAAAGCATCTTTGCCTACCGAGGCCTTTCACGGCTATCTAAAAGCAAGCGTCTTTAAATACTTATGGCGCTATGACAAAAAGGACAACCCAGATATTTGTTTAGGTAAAGCGCAGTGGTTTTTAAATAGACTTATGCAGGAGCATGCTAACGAGTACGGTGTCACCGAAGATCTCTGGACTATAGAACAAGTCGAGGCAGATGCAGATAATGAAGAGGGACCTTGGTGAGCGAAATTCATTACAATGTTTTTTCGTTGCCAGCGGCATTGATGATAGAACATGATATGGCCGATGGCCTGGTGCAAACTTTAAACAACTACCTGGACAAAGAGCGACTAAGCCAGGACAAAAAATCAGCAGGCGATAGTCTTATTGGCCAGATCCACCAGGGCGAACAACTCGAAATGGATTATGAGCTAGAAGAGTTAAAGCTATTTAGAACCATAGTTGAGAACCTGGGAGTTAGTTATCTTCGCCACTTCGTTGAGTTTACCAAGTCACAGATCCAACCAAAAAAAGTATCGATGGATAAACTTTGGTCGGTTCATTCTTATGCTGGAGATTACAACCCGATCCACGATCATCTTACGTCTTCGCCGATGGGTATTTCTTTTACCTGCTGGACCAAGATCCCAGATCAAATCGCCAAGCCTGGCGAACAAGAGCAGCTCCACTATGATCTTTATAACAGCTCCGGAGCTATAGACGGCTACATCAATTTTACTTATGGCCTTAATCAAACTGGAGATCCAGAAAGATTGCGGCCCTCACAATCACGTTATGTTAAACCCGAGGTCGGCAAGCTGCTTATGTTTCCGTCCTGGATGCAGCACTGTGTCTATCCGTTTTTTGGTGACGGCGAGCGCAGAACCGTGGCAGGCAACCTCAATGCATTTAACCTAACACCCGAACAAATAAAGGAGGCCAGCAATGGAGTTTAAAGAAGGAATATATGAAGACATGCCGTTTGAGGAGTACAACGAGATCCCGGCATACCGAGCATCGGACATCAAACAAGTGGAGCAATGTGTCTACACCTGGAAGAATCAAAAAGGTTTTTCTGACTCACCAGCTTTGCTGGAAGGTAGAGTACAACACACGGTGTTCCTGGAGCTGCATAAATTTGACGATGAGTTTGTGATACAGCCAAACATCGACCGCCGAACAAAAGCTGGCAAAGAGGCCTACGAAGATTTTATTGGAGGCATTGCACACAGAACACCGATCACTCAAGACTTATATGAAACTTGCATGGAGCGCAGGAAAATAGTCCAGGATCTAATACCCAATAAGTCAAACGATAAAACCGAGCTGACTGTTTGTTATATGTTTCATGGCCAACCATTTAAGTCTAGGTTTGATTGGTATGACGGCCAACACGTTTGGGATCTAAAAACATGCCGGGACGCATCGCCCAGAGGATTCAGACAAGCGATTAATAATTTTAAATACCACATGCAAGCTGCACTTTATGTTGATGCCTGCAAGGCCGTTGGATTGCCTGTAGATGGATTTTCTTTCTTGGCCCAGGAAAAGGCCCACCCTTATCCTTATGTGGTTTACACCATGTCAAGCGAGGCCCTGGAATATGGCCGAGCCAAGAATGAGCAAGCCTTGCATAGATTGTTAGAGGCAGAGAAAAACGATGACTACAAGCCTTACAATTTAGAGGGCCCGCAGATAATAGAACTTGGAGATCTGTATTAAAAAAACCCTCCATTGCGGAGGGTCTTTTGGCTCTGGTTATTAGCTAAGAGTTAGACTCTTCTGGGATCTTCCTAAAATACTGCATCCCAGAAGTTTCAGCATCTAGCCTTTCACCTTTGTGAACAACCGTAATGCCTTCTCTCTGTGCATCTAACATGCAATCAGCACAGATGATTAGCTCACCCTTTTCAGCGTGGCCCTCAATCGTGTGTTCGCATAACCAGGTATCGATAGGTATGCTACGATGGGTTTTGTATCGACCCGCTTGTTGCTCACCTAACTGTTGACAGCAATCGCAATAATCTAAAATCCTTTCCAGGGTCTTAAAGGTTACTTTTGCCATCTCGCCTTTTGTTGGTTTTTCCATAAACTTTTCTCCATGAAATTGGGCGATTTTATACCCACTACAAAACCTCGACCCAAACCCATTATACCATACTTTGCACATTTATGCACATTTGTATATTTATGAAATTTTAAAAAAGGTCTTGATACAGGTTAAAAACCCTTTCTTTATTGCAAAGCCAAAACACCAGCAGGTATCTATCACCAGAACCAACCGGCAAACCTTTGTGCAAGTGCGTAAAGCTAGGAAAGATTAAAGCATGGCCTGTCGGCAAAGGCTTCATGGATCCGTGATTATGAAACTCTGTGCCACCACCTTCATAGCCACCAGTATTGAGCGGCACAACCACACTAATATCTGAGCTTTCGTCATGGTGCCAGGCCCCCTGTTTTTTGTCTTTAAGATTGTAGTTGGCTATTTGTATGCTAGATGGATCTGCACAACTTCTCTGCCAGATGGCCATAAAAATAGGATTGAGTACGGTTTGTACCACAAACCACATGTTTCTATACAGCTCTGGACATTGCTCTCGTAAAACTATTTCTGGGATCTGGCGCAGCGTGTCCTCATCGCTGTTGCCAACAAAACCTATTTCTTTGCGCATCATTTCTATTTCTTCGACCAACAGCTTGCAAAACTGTCGCCGAAACAATGGGATCTTGTAAACTTCTGGAAAGATTTTTTTGGCCATGGTGTGTATTGGCGTCTTGTCCATTTTATTCATGCCGTCAGCTGCAACATATTTAGCAACCAAAGGGATTGTCTCCTGGACAGCATCATACGTTGCCTGGTTAATCATCCAGTGGGATTGCATGCTGAGAAGATAATTTTTTAGCTTATACATGGTGAATTAGTTTATCATACATTTTTTAATAATTAATTGTATATATGTGCAAAAGCGTATACAATTCGTCCATGGATATACACACTGAAAATAATAAAATGAGAAAAAGTTTGGCAGTAGATGTTAAAACTTATGATCTTTTGCAAGAAATATGCGATATGGAACGCAGGTCCAAAATAGATCAGCTAAAAGTTTTAATTGAAAAAGAACATGCAAGATTAAAACAGCATGATTCTTTTGCAAGAGAAGAGCACAGGGTTGCCGTTGAAGGTCCTGGATCTACTGTTAAGATCTAATGTTTAAAAACATTATGTCCCAAAAAACTAAACCTCAATCTTACAAACCTGTGCTTGAGGCACCGGAAGTCATTGAGCTGTTCAGCAGACTTACCCTGCATCAACAAGCCGCGCTGTTAAGACTTATATCCAGAAACCTAGAGATAGTCCTTAACGATGAATCCCACATGGGATATGAATTAGATTATGAAGTTGTTGGGGCCATGATCCAGGCCACCGAGTCCTTAGACTAAAGAACCAATACCAGATTTACGCATAGCAATCTCCCGATCCAT